ACCAGTATTCTCCTGTTCCGATTACTATCGGTTCTCCGGATTGTGATGTGTTGATTTATAGAATGAAAGCTTATTCTGCTTCTCTCACAGATTCTGACATTCTTGCTAACTTTATTGCAGATGCCAGAGATTCAGATGAAATGATTGCAAGATATAATAGAAACCAGATCTACAATGACAACAATGCTCTTACTCCAGATTCTGTAGCTAATGCTTGCCCGAATCTAAGAGTAATCAAAATTGAAGCGCCGCATTTCACAAATGACAAGAAGGATTTTGTTAAAAATACTTCTATGGAATGTATTTATAAGAATGGGGATCCTAAATTAGATAACTGGAAATTTATTAACTGTTTCCACGCCGGACAGGGAACTACAAGTAATGAATATGGTTTTGCTGCCAGAAATATTGATGTTATTTGTTGTGCGGATGGTGTACATCAGATCAATAGTAAGATTCCTCTTGATCCTAACTATAAAACAGAGTTAGTTCTTGGTGATGGCACAAAATATGAGGACGGAACTGGTAAGATTAGTCTTACAAGAAACTCTGTTCCAAATAATTGGTGGAATTTTAAAGTAAATGTAGCATCTTCAAATATGGCAACTAATGCATTAGGACAGAAGAGATTCAACGACTTTTTACCATATGAAAGTCCTGCGGTACGTAGAGATCCTAAAGTTAAAAACTCTATGGAATTTGTCAACTGTGTAATCTTTATTAAAGAATCTGATCCTGATATTACTACTCATAGAGAATTTCAGGATACAGACTGGCACTTCTACTCTCTCGGTAATATGGGAGATTCAAAGAAGACTGATATTACAAGAGCTTATGATCCAGAGGATATGAAAGAATTCTGTATTGAAATCAGTGACAATACTCTTCCAAACTCTGCATTCCAGACCGGTATAACAAACCAAGATGGAACTATGAAATATCCTATCAGTAAAGCTGAATGGAAAACTGGTAATACAGCATATGATGCTCTGTATAATAACTGGGATGGATCATTTGAATTCAGATATGATTGTTGCGGCGATTCTAAGGATGGTTCTGCTCTTACTTCTGATGAAGCAAAAAAGAAAATACGTACAGATAACAAACAGATTTGGAGAGACTTCTATGAGTTTGTAATTACGTCTAGTGATAAAGAATTTAAAGATGGCTTGAAAGATTGGTGTATTCAGGATGCAATGCTCTATTTCTATTTAGTTACACTCAGATATAGTATGATTGACAATAGAGCCAAGAATGTTTTCCCGCATTGGGCAAAACATTATATCACTCAGGAAGAAGCTACAACTATGGGTGATAAAGCTAAATATTATACTATAGATGATGATGCGGCTGCTCTGCATAATGGTTATAGATTTGATCTATGGGCATATGATATGGACACTCAGCTTGGTATTAATAATTCAGGTGAGCTGTCATTCCCATATGGTAAGGAAGATACTGACTATAAAGAAGAAGGAAATCCTTCATCTGGTTATGTTTTCAATGCTGCTGAATCTGTATTGTGGTGTAGAATACGTGATGTATTTACACAAGAATTAAGAAATATGTATCAGTCTGTAGACTCTAACTGTTGGTCTGATTCTCATTTAATTAATGAGTATGAGGCTTGGCAGAGCCAGTTCCCAGAAGAACTTTGGAGAATCCACTATGAAAGATTATATCTGAGAACATATCGTGCTGGAACAGTAAGATTCCTTAATGAGATGATGAATGGACGTGGAAAATATCATCTCAGACAATGGGAACGTGACCAGCATATTTATATGGGAACGAAATTCTTACATACAGATGTAAAGTCTGATCAGATTATGTTCAGATGTAATACTCCTAAGAAAGTTGTAGTTAAACCAGATTATACTCTGAAGATCATTCCTTATTCTGATATGTATATTTCTGTACTTTATGGTAATTCACCAGAAACTACTCAGGTACGTGCAAAAGCCGGACAAGAATATCAGATTACTACGGACTTAACAAATATGGATGATACAGCTATTCTTATCTATGCTGCATCAAGAATTGAGGCACTAAATGACCTCTCTGCTTGTTATATTCATGATAATGATTTCTCAAAGGCTTCTAAGCTGAAAACTCTTATCATTGGTAATAATACAGCTGGATATCAGAATACTTTTATGACATCTCTTAATATGGGTAATAATACTCTTCTTGAAACTTTGGATATTCGTAATTGTCCAAATCTTACAGGATCTGTTAACCTGTCTGCATGTGAAAATCTTATTAATCTTTATGCTGATGGAACTATTGTAACATCTGTATTATTTGCTAATCATGGTAAGATTGCTCATGCTTCTCTCCCATCTTCTATCAACACTCTTACACTCAAGAACCTCAAAGACTTAACTGATCTTAAGGTTGCAGGATACGATAATTTACAGACATTTGTATGTCAGAATTCTATCGTAGATGCTCTTGCTATCTTAAATGCTGCTATTAATACTCTTCGTACCGTAACAATTACTGGTATCTCATGGAATCTTGATGATACTACGCTTCTTCTGAAATTATCAAAACTTGCCGGTATTGATGATAATGGCGCTACTACTGAGCAGTCAATTCTTACTGGATCTGTTCATGTTCCTGTAGTCAGACAGCAGGAATATAAAGAATTTGTTGGTTCTGAAGATGAACCTGGAATCTGGACAGACCTTGTTCTTACTTACGATTCAATCATTACTCAATTCAAAGTTACATTTATAAATGATGATGAAAGTAATACTATCCTTGATATCCAGTACGTAGATAAAGGTGGAAACGCTGTTGATCCTACTACAAGAGAAGTTAATCCGATTCCTATTCCTACAAAGAAAAGCACAATTAAGCTTGATTATACCTTCAAAGGATGGGAAGGTTCAATGACAGGAATCTTTGCTGACAGAACTATTACTGCTATATATGACAGTAAAATCCGTGAATATACTGTAAAATATGTTTCTAAAGGATTATCTCTTCAAGAATCTACTGCCCAGTATGGTTCTTATGTAAAATATACAGGTGATACTCCTGTATATACTGCTGAGGAATCTGCTTATAAGTACAATCTGTTTAAAGGATGGGATAAGTCAGGATTTGTCGATGGAAATAAAACGATCAATGCAGTATATGAAACCTGCGAATATGTAGATGGATATTTTGATGGTAAGGATCTGGCCAATATGACACAGGTTGAGCTTTATACTCTTATGAAAATGGGACTTGAAGCAAAATCATTATCATTAAAAGATACATTAGATTTCAAACTTGGTGTTGATTATAGCTATGGCGACATTGAAGAGCATGAAGTTATTTCAACTGCGACTAAATTTGATGGAACAAACTATATTGACACCGGATTAAAGATCATGGAAAAAGACAGAGACTTTACGATTGCTATTGACTTTGAATTTGATTCAGGAAATAGTGTAAACTCCACTCTTGCTCAGTGTTTTCAGGGTGATGGTTCAAATGGATTCAGACTTTGGTATTCTCAGGAACCTCGTTTCTCATGGAATACTGATAGTATAACTCCATCTGCTGGAACAAATCGAGAGATTATTGTATTCCGTCATGAAGCTGGAAGTCAGAAGCTTTATGTATACAATTCAAACATGACTGGGAAAGAAGTGTCTTCTACTACTCTGAATGCGATTAGGATTCCAGAGCATAGTTCCACTCTCGTATTTGGATGTTCTAAAGCTGACGACGGAGCATATGAAAACTTTGCAAAAGGCACTGTACATTGGGCTAAAGTCTGGTACGCAGATCTTGGTGAAGAACAATGTATGGATATTGCTGCATGGATCCACGAAATAATCCCTATGGAAGTGGCTAAGTTTAAAGGATATTATCTGTCTGACGTTGCTTCAAAGAGAGCTAACATTACATTTGTTGCTTCAAACCTGTTAGATACTGAAAAGCCTTATAATAATAAGAGCACAAATGCAGGTGGATGGGCTGAATCTTCTCTGAACACATGGCTGAATACACGTTTGCTTAAAGCTATTTCTCCTTTATGGAAAGCTCTGATCAAACCCG